GGGGCCTGCCGGCAGGAAGTGAAGCTGATGCCGCTGCGAGCATGGCTGAGCCTACAAGGTCGGCGGCTGTTGCCAACAACTACTCACGTGAGGAGTCGGTAACGACTAACAGGGTTGAAATTGGTCTTAGTGACGGCCTGACGGTAAAGAGCGGGGCAGCTGCTGCTCCTGCTTTTACTTTGCAGACTGGACGGCGGTAGGAGCGGCGAATGGCGTGGACTGATGAGATAAGCGAGGCGGTCTATACGGCTCCTTCCGGAAAAAGAATTGTATTTAACTATGAGTCGGCTTTAAGTAGGTCTACACCGTTGAAGACTGCTGAGCACACTTTCCCGGATGTGGATGGGGCGGAAGTTCAAAGTCTTGGTCTTGGCGGTAAGAAGTTCCCGATGACTGCTATATTTTCAGGTGGGGACTGTCTTTCTCTTGCGGATGAGTTTGAAGCGGCTCTTTGTGAGCGCGGTTATGGGACGCTTGAACATCCCATATATGGAAAACATACTGTTGTTCCGACTGGAAGCATTGACCGCTCCGATGATCTTGTTTCTGCGTTAAATGAAAGCCGGGTAAAGATAACATTCAGCGAGACTTTGACAGAATCTCTTCCACTTAGCGAGCTTGCGGCTGAGGATGCCCTGGATGCGGCTATTGATAATTATGAGAATGCTGCAAGCGCGGCTTTTGCCGGAATGATTGAGACTTCGACTGTTGATGATGAGATTCAGCTTCAAAGCGTTATGACAACTCAGGATAATTCGCTTTTTAAAGGACTTACAAAGCTTTGTGAGAAAAGCGGTGACTTAAAGCAGAAGCAGACTCTTTTTCAGAAGCTGAATGAATTTAAAATGAATGTGACTAACTGGGTTAAGGAGGTGGACACTTTGGCTGCCAAAGCTCAGGAAATTGCAACGGTTGTGATTAAGACGGCAAGGCTACCTAGTGAGATTGCTATTGGAGCAATGGGCAAGGTTGAGGGCTATTCAAGTGTAATTAAAGATTTTTTAAACAACGCAAAAAAAGACCCTGTGGGGGCAAATGCAATAAAGAACCAGTATGCGGCTACAAGTACTATGGTTGGGGCAATGGTTGCCGCTCTTTCTTATGGGGTCGCAAAAAGCGCAAAAGACGGAGCTTCTGCAAGTGGCGGAAGCTCTGGCAGTTTAAGCAGCTTCAGCAGTTCCGGCGGTTCTGGAAACGTGGCCGGAGTTCAGGCTAATGCAGGAAAGATATTGAGCCGCGGAGACGTGTTTACGATTGCAGATGCCGTTACGGCTCAGTTTGAAATTTATAAAAATTACATTGACAGTCAGGTGGCTAAGAATGCTTTTGTGGATACTGGGGAAAGCTACGAGGCCGTGCTTGAAACGGTGATAAAGGCCGTTGAGATGCTGCATGAAGTTGCTTTTGACCTTCCAATGGCAAGGACAATCAAGCTGGGAAAGGACAGGCAGCTTTTTGAATTATTGTGTGAGCTTTATGGTAAGCAGGGCTTTGACCGCGTTGATGAGTTCATTATGGATAACGGATTGAACGCTGATGAGATAGAGCTTATCCCTATGGGTCGAGAGGTGCGCTACTATGGCTAAGACTTACACTGTTGCAGAAGCTGATACTCTTACAAAGATAAGCGTAAGGTTTTACGGCAATCCTGCTAGGTGGCCGGAGATTGTTAAGGCTAATCCTCAGCTGAGCGGAAGAAGAAAGGCGGCGGACGGCAGCCCTTATATATATGTGGGTGATGTGCTTATCATTCCGAACGGAGATGAAAGCAGCGTAAAGGCGGCCGGTGAATCAGTTCTACTGGATAAGAACGCTAAAAAAGATTTAGGGCTTTCAGGACAGGGAAAGCTCTTTACAGGTTTTACGGCCTATACGCTTGTGCGGAATGTAAACGGGGTGGACGGGTTCAGTTTTTCGAGTTCATGGGATTATGAATCTGCGGCGTTAAGGAATATGTTCCGGCCATTTGCTTATCCTGTTTTTGACGTTTATTTTGATGATGATTTGGTTTTTAAAGGCGTATTGATGCCGCCTACTCCAGAGGTTAAGCCGGATGCAGAAACTCTTAACGTGCAGGGCTATCCGCTCTGCGGTGTGCTTGTTGACAGCTGTTTACCGCCTTCGCTTTTTCCGGCTGAATACAGCGGAATGAACGTTAGGGAAATTGCGGAAACGGTCTGCGAGCCGTTCGGGATTACGGTTGTTGTGCAGGGTGATGTGGGGGAAGCTTTTGAAAAGGTTGAAGCTTCGCTTGAAGATAAATGCTGGGATTTTCTTCAGAAGTTGTGCGAGCAGCGCGGCCTGTATATGACAAACAAGGCAGATGGAAGCCTTCTAATTTACAAGCCGGAAATTGAGGCTGTGTCTGCAACATTTATTCAGGGTGAGCTGCCTTTTATTTCCTGCGTGCCGGAATTTGACGGCCAGAAGATGTATTCGCATATAACCGGCTACACGAAGACAACGGAAGAAAATGACAGTGAAAAATACACTTACGAAAATAAAGCCCTAGTTAAAAAGGGCGTTTTGCGCTGTTATGGAAAGGCTATTGAAGATGCTGAGGGCGGAACGCTGGAGCAGGGTGTTTTATCTCTCGCGGGACGGATGTTTGGCGAATGTGTGAAGTATAAGCTTACTGTCAGCGGCCATAGGGATAAGACAGGCAGGTTGTACCGTGAGAATATGGCGGTGAGTGTGAAGGCTCCTGGATGTGAAATATACAGAGAAACTAAGTTTCTTGCGGATCAGATAAGTTTGAAACGAGATGATCAGGGCGGAGAAACGACAGAATTTCTTCTTGTTCTTCCTGGAAGCAGGACGGGCCAATTGCCGGAGGTGTTCCCGTGGGAAGAGTAGCAAGAGTGTTGCAGACAGAAGAGCTGCTTGAGACAGTTGAAATATATTCCGGCGAAAATGTGACGGCTAAGACTTATGGAGCGGGAGGAGAGGATGCCCCGCCGCTGGAAAATGACAGGGTGCTTTTAGTTCCTATAGAGGGAACCGGCAATCATGCCGTGGCTGGAGTTCTTGGCAAGAGCCAGGGAGCGAAGCCGGGCGAGCGGATTCTATATTCCAGAGATAAAGACGGCAATGTAAGAGCTGTAGTTCATCTGATGAATGACGGCTCTGTTAGCGTTGTCTGTCAGGATGAAAACGGCAATGAGCTGATTTCCGGCATTATGGGCGGAGACGGCAAAGTAAAGATAGAAAAATGTGAGGAAATTACAGTTCAGGATAAAAACGGAAATAAAATTGTTTCAGGTTCTGACGGAATTTCTTTGACTGACTTGAAGGGCGGTAAGGTTATGATGAACGGCAAGATTACTGTTCAGGGCCTTATGGGGAAGATTGAGGTGAGCTGATGCCTTTTGTTGCGCTTGAGAATTGCCAGATTCAGGACACTGTTCACCAGGGAACATGCTTGATTCAAAGCGGACTTTCTGATTTTACGAAGATTGACAGTAAGAAGGTTTGTCTGGACGGGCTGAAGGTGCTTGTGAGTGGTGGCACTGTTCCAGGGCCTCAGGTTGCGCCTGTGGTGGTGACGATTAACGCGGCTTTGATTGCCGGTGTAAAAATTGACGGCAAGCTGCCTCTTGCTGCAGGCGAAGTTTCCAGCGGCAGTGAGACGGCACAATATACGGTGGGGCCGTCGGTTGTGACTGCGCCGGTGGTGCTTACGATAAGCGATGCCGGACAGAATGATGTACAGATGACTTGAGGGGGCTAAATGTGAATGAAGATGAATTTATGGGAGACGTGCTTCTGACATCAACTCCTGACGGGGCTGATATTGTTCTGGAGAACGGACTGATTAAGGACTGCAGGAACTTTGATTCTGCGGTCTTGATTTCGCTTATGGGCGGAAATGATGAGGACTTGAACCGGCGGCCAAAAGAAACATGGTGGGGCAACCTTGTTGAGGGAACGCAAGAAAGCGAATGGATAAGCAGCGAGTTTGGCGCGATGGTTAAGGGCTTTCCTCTTACCAGCGGAAACCTTCGTAAGGCCAAGGATGCCTGCAAGAGGGATTTGAACTGGATTATGAGCGAGGGTGGAGCTGATGACATCAGCGTGGAGCTTGCGGCTGAATCTTCGCAAAGGGTAAAACTTGATGTGGAAGTTACCCAGGACGGTAACAAGGCTGGCGGCGGGAATTATGAATTGCAGTGGCAGGGGGCAGTAAGATAGATGGCATA